GCTTTCGATTTCAAAGAGAGGTTCTAACTCATTGTTAACCTCTCCATACTCCATTCCGAAAATAGCATTTAGGCCCGGAAGGAGTTCTTTGCTAATACTAGCTCTATTTATAGCCATAGTTAAGCCCTCCTATTAAGCCGTTGATGCCGTAGCAGTTACATAGCGGTCACGGTGAGTATTCAGCCAGACCTCTACGATTGGATATGCATCGTCAGAACTTTCACTGGGAAATTTAGCACGTCCAATTACCCGACATGTCAGTTCAGTTTCTGCACCGCTGGCAGCAAGCAGATAGTAGCTGGAATTTCCAGTTACAGTATCGCCTGAAGAGGCGGTTGAACTAACAGTTACAGGATAGTTCAGACAAATTGCAGCTTCAGCAGCCGACAAAGTGAGTGAACACTGGATGTAATAAACTTGATCAGGGTTCGTAATAACGAAAAATTTAACGTCTGTGGCACTTGTTCCACCCGGCCAATACCGGGAGAACTTTTGCTCCCCATTTTCAACATATTGACAACCCATAAAAACCCCTGAAGGTTTTAGAGTTACATTAATAAATGGTGTAATCGTAGCTAAATTAGTACCCGGTAGAATAAATGGGTCACCAGTATAGATACTGTTACTAGGGGTTTGTGCTTGGCCCGTTGAGGTTAGTGTGATCATATCGGTCACTGCCTCATTGTTATAAGCACCACCTTTCATGCGAGCAGGGATGAAGCCACGAAATGCTTTTGTACTAGACATGTTTCATCTCCTTAAGTTATAGAAGTAGACTAGTCCTGAAAAGTAGGCTGTCTTCCTCTAGTTGTTACAGATTTACTTGAATTGGAAATTGGCATACGAGAATCAGAGCTTTTCATTAGTTGTGCATTTACTGCATCCATCATATCATTAGCCTTCTTCTCATAAAATTCCCTTCTAGCCTTTACCTTTGCAACTGGCTTTTTAGCCAATGCCACATCTCCACGACAGACTGCTCCAAGGTAACGACCTTCTTCCCTTACGAAGGATGTAATTGCCATTTCAGGAACTTCATCAGGAGTTACAAAGACCCATCCCTGCTGCTGGTTTTTACCAACATTAGTGATATCGTCTACGCCTCTTACAGATATGCGTATCCAACGCAGGGACATGTCCTCTGCATCAAATCTTGCTTGTACCGAATCCGGTATGGAGAGGGCATCTGGCTCCTCAAAGACATACTCTTCTTCACTTTCCCTTGATTTAGCTTCCCTTGTAGTATTACTACGTATTTCATTTCGTGTCATAGTTCATTCCTCCACGCTAGGTAATAGTTGTATAGTTGCCTTCAGCATCCGAAACCTTCAGCTTTTCGACAGCATACTGTTCAAGTGGTATATTCCATTTCTGGGCAAGTCTGACATCTTCCTTTGATAGTTTGACTTTACCAGCACTGGATGGGGATGAGCGTGAACTCCCCGATACTACTTGAGCAGGTTTTGACGAGCTTTCCTGCACACGTTCCTGACTTTCCTGATTGAAAGCCTTATTAAGTCTTTTGTCAATTTCCTGATAAAAGTCATTATCTGCTGGATCGTAACCTTCGCTCTTGAGTTCTGCATCTATTGCCAGAGCAGCAGCAGTCTTGACATTATCCTGTCCAAACCAGTTATTTTTTGCAGCCCACTCTTCCGCTCTTGGATCAGTAGGCCGTTGTGGAGGAGGAGGTTGATATTGAGGTTGTTGTTGTGCTGGCTGTTTCTCTTCTTTTTCATAACCCTGTTTGGCAGAAGATACAGCCTTTAAATCAGCTTGTGCCTCATTCAACATTTCCTGTGCTTTTAAAAGTTTCTCTTTTTCTCCTTCTTCAAAAGCTTCCATATAGACTGTTCTGGCAAGTTCAAGTTTATCAGTCAATTGTTTTTCAGAAGCATCCAGACTTAGTTTACTAACCTGATCCACTTCCTTGTCTTTTGTTCTGAGGTGCATGGATAGCGCCTCATTTTTTTGGATGAGAGCATTAATTTCTTCATCACGTTCTTTTCTCTGTCTGATAAGTTGCCTTATTCTTTTTTCAGCACCCTTTGTTTCTATACCTTCCAGTTCAGGAGGTTCCTTGACTTCAGGTTTCTCTTCTTCTTGAGGTTTGGTTTCTACTTCTTTCTCTTCCTCTTCCTCAATTTCTATTTCTATTTTCTGCTCTTCATTCGGGACTTCTATATTGCCCCACTCTTCTTTTTTTTCCATTATTCCCTCCGTTGTTTACGAAATCAACGATTTAACGATACTCTATTATACCATACAATTAACGATTTCCCAAATTAAATGTTGGATCTAGATCTTTTGGATCTTCCACCTTCATATTAATCTGGTCATCAAAGAGTAAAATAAGTCTTACTCCCTTATAGAAAAGCTTGGTTCCTGAATGTTTTCCATAGCATACATGATCACCCACAGCACACCATGCTCCACCGGGAAACTTGTCCTTGTCCATATAGGCCAGATCTCCCAGAGCCAGTACCTTGCCTACCGTAGTCAGATAAGATATATCATCCTTGATCGAATCAGGAATATAGATACCTCCCTTGGTTTGACTCTTTACGGATATGGGACGTACCAGAATATGAAATCCCGGCAGTTCCGGTAATACTTCTGGATCTTCTACTTCTTCAGGATCGCTGATCCATGAATCGTTTTTTATGGCTTTACCCATTTCTACCTGTTGCATTTTACTCCTCTTCTTCTGAATACATTCGTTTTTTAATAATATCAGTTAAGTTGCTTCTGGCCCATTCAAGACTCTGAATGGAACCTACGATCTGTCTATAGTGAGCATAGTCTTCAGCAGACCCACTTCCAAGTGTAACCCTGAGTTTCTGAATCTCTTCATTGAACTCCTGAATTACCTCATCCCAGACTTCCATTGGTTAAGTTTTCTTACCTTTTACAGGTGCAGGAAATTTAAACTTATCATAACCCCATTCATTGAGATCAGCCGTTGTTTCCCAAGTTCCAATACAGTCACTTTTAAAGGGATCTCCATAAGTTACTGGTTTTTCAGATTTTGTTTGATTATAGGTAATATAACCTTTACCCTTCGTCATCGGTTTTATTTTTATTGTCATTCCCAATCTCCTTCTTTGATTGTTCAATTGCAAGTTTTACCAAGGCTTCAAGACCTTTCATATCCAGATCTTTCTTGTCCCTGCTATTCTGTTCGATCAGGTCTTTCAGAATTCTTTCCCTGACTCTCTTGTCTTCCGCACTTATCTTTGAATCTTCCATACCAAGCTTGGCCAGAATATCCAGAGCTTTTAATTCCTTCTTGGAATCCCGATCAAGTTCTGCCTTCTCTCTCTTGAAGTTATCTGTAGCACCTGTCTTGAGCATATCTATGATCTGTTCATTCTCATCAAGTTCAAGCTTCTTGTTCTTGAGTTCCATTTCAGCAGCCTGAACTATTGTATCTGACTGTAGCTTCTGTTTCTCCAGTTCTACCTTGGCCTGTTCCAGAGCTACCAGTTGCTGTTCAGGAGACTGTGCCATTCCCATAGCTTGATTGGCATTCATTACCTGTTGTGCGGCCTGGGCCATTGCAGCTTCCACCACCACAGGATTCTGGGCCTGTTCAGGAGGAGACTGTGATAGAATTTCTTCCGTTACTCCTGTCATCTGTTCCTGATACTTCATGACAGAATGTTCCTGAATGTTTGCTTCCAGAACCGGACGTATCCTTTCCATGATAGGATTGGCTCCATTCATGGGATCTTGAAGATAGGCCATCTTTATCTGAATATGGGCATCATGGTTCTGGCCCGGAAAGGCTGCTATGGGTATTCCCTTTGTAGCAGCCATTATATCAGAAACCGGGTCCATAGGCTTCGGTTCTATCTTGGGAGGAAGTATCTCTTCCATGTTAGGCATGTTGGCGGCATTGAGTATTGTTCTATTCAATGCTTCCAGATTAAACATGCCAGGAGGTGACTGTTGCGCCATCTGAAGGGCCATGTTGGCCAGCATCATACGATGGGCATTGCTTGGTATATTAGGATCAGATACAGGAACTATATCAACCCTGCCATCAAAATCATTCTTGAATATGCTTCTGTCCTCAAACGGGACATCATAGGGATATTCATCAGGAAGATAATCATAATCTATCTTGGCAAGTATCCTGAATTCATCCCTTTGGGATTTGTGAAGACGCTTGTGTATGGCTGTAAAGAACTTGCTACTGGCTTCCAGAAGGGCCATAGTAGTTCCAACGGGTCCATAGGAGGCAGCATCAGATATAACCTGCTCTGTGCTATCCGCAAACTTCTGACCAGCAGTAGCTACGAACTGGAGCATCTGAAACAGAGTAGAGGAAGGCTCCTTATAGGGGAGAGGAATAATAGCCTTTGCAAGATCCATTCCAGTTGCTTCAACCTCCTTGAACTCACCGGGGGAAATAGGATCGTTGTCACCAACAATTCTAATTCCCTTGGCCTTGAAACCTCCTGGCAAATTGGCAAACTGACCTGCATCAATCAGGGATCTCATTGCAGCAGTTGCACTCATGGTAAGATTGCCAAGGAAGTGTATCAGGCCCAATCCATAGAAACCAAAACCCGGAACAAATCTGTAGTGTACAAAGTGACTACGTTTTTCCATATTTGAATCATCAGGTTCATAGTTCCTACGAATACTCATTACCTGTCGGCTTTGTTCTTCAACAGTTACAATATAGGGGAGTGACTGTTCCTTATCTTCAATATCAAGATAGCAGTGTTGTTCAAGTAGTACATATTGAGGATCTTTATCAGAAGACGGGGTTAAACCAAGTATGGTATCCATCTTCTGTGTAAAAGCTGTTACACTGGATTGATTTGGTTTTGGTAAGTCCAGATCCTTATATACACCAGCCAGAACATCTCTTTGAAGTTCTACCGGACTTCTGTAAATTACATGCGTATACCTGTCGGCATTCCTGAGATCAGTTGCATAATAGGAGACATAAAACTGGTCTATGGGAATAAATTCAGAGATGGGACGTTTCAAGGTAGAACTATAATATATCTTTTTGAATGCCGATCCTATCAGGGGAAGATGGAACAGCATCCGTTCAAACTCATCAAAGTACTCAGGCATCTGCTCAGTAAGCTGATAGTTCATGAAATTCTGAACACGATTAGCCTGTGTCTCCTTCTCAGGAGTTATCTTGCCAAGTATGTTTGCCTTTACCGGACCAGAGCTTGGGAAGAGTTCTCCTGAAGCCTTGGACTGAAACTTGACTGCCGATTCGATAAGCAAGGGATGCACTGCCGTACATGCTCCTTCAAAAGGTTCTGACCCCGGCTCAAGCTTGAGTCCCAGCAGATCAAAGCCTCTTTCAAACATGGACTCCCATTCTCCTCTGGAATCCTTGTCTGCCTGATAATTGTCTATAACATCTGTGGCTATCTCAAACAGGGAATCTTCCTCCAGAGTATCACACAGATCTCCATACCATTCGGCAATGGATTCTGAAGGTTTCATTACCGCTTCCTCACCAGCAAAGTCTACTATAACTCCACCGTCATCAGCTACTTCAAAGGTAGCATCAATATCGGTTTCAGGAGCTATAGGAACTACATTGGGAGGAGCTTCCTGTGGTATTACCTCATATGGGTTTTGTTCTACTGCCATTATTTATCCTATGCCTAACATCTCAAGAGCCTCTTCTTCACTAAATCCAGCAACAACAAGATTATCAATCTGTGGTTGAAGAGCCTCTTGTCCTGAAACTGTGGTTGGACGTTCAGCTAATAATTTTGCCACTCCTTCTAAAGGATCTTTTACCGCTTCGTCAGCTACCTTGGGTTGTGGAGATCTATACCTACGCTTTGGTTTCTCAATTATATTACCTTCATCGTAATCACCAGTATCCCAATCAGGAATTTCTGAAAGAGTACCATCTGCATGAAGATTCATTTTTGTACCTTCTACCATAACTGATCCTAATATAGGTGAATCTTCTAATAATCCTGCCAGACCACCCAGCATTTTAATTGCAACAGAACTTAACCCCAAGGTAGGAAGACTCTGGCTCCATTCATGAAAACCCTTCCCTCTTGCAAAATCAAGCCCTGCTATAGCTTCCTTTCCTAAAATTGCTTCAAGAGTTGTTCTCATAGCATCTCTACCTGGTCTAGAAGAGGTTCCCCGTAACTGATCCCAGAATCCAGGACCTTCGCTAAATAGTCCTTTTCCTGCTGCTAGGGCTTCATTATGCGCTCTTGCTATTCTTGCACGATCTCCCATTATAGCATCACTTTCAGGATCAAAAACTTCTTCCCAGGATTCAGTAACTGCGGGTAACACATGTGTATCTGGGTGATAACCTGGCATACCTATGGAAGATTCTGCAAGTGCCATTTCTGCTGGTGTAATCTGGTCTGCTTCAGGATAGTCTTCTTCTACACCTACATGTACATAAGGATCAGCCCAACTCAACTCTATCTCAGCCATGCCCGCTTCATCAAATTGGTCATCAGTAGGATAATCACCCCATTGATAACTAGGTATGCCCAGTGGTCCTTTTTGACCAGTACCACCCATAGCCTTCAGAGCAGAAGCTTCATCTGGCCTGATCCATGCCAGACTGTGAGGCTGTCCGTTTATATTAATGGATTTCTTGAGATTGGATAAACCTCCGGGCATTGTTTGTCCTCCATGTTTTAATCCGCTTGTTGTATCTATAGCCATATCGTCTATAAAAGATGTTGTAACTCCACTAGGACTAGTTTCTTCAGAATATCCTTCTAAACTAGATAATGAATGATCTTCTCCAGTATTTTGTTGTGATGGTCCTTGACCTTCTG